CTGAACTCCTTTCCCAGCGCGACGCCATTGATGTGGCTATTGTCCGGCTGCGCCCTGCTGCCATTGAAGATGTTAAAGCCTTGATGTCAAAAGCGGGCCTCACCGTCAATGATTTGGCAGGCGTTCGGGTGGGTCGGCCTCCAGTTCCGGTCAAGTACAAGTCGCCCGACGGGAGCTGCACATGGTCGGGCCGTGGCTTGCAGCCGAAGTGGGTCCGCGCAGCCTTGAATGCCGGCCTGACTCTTGAGAGCATGGCAGTAAAGTCATGAACGACGAGCGAGAGGTTTTCAACGCGTGGTTTAAGTCTTGGTTCGCCCCCACGTTGAACGCCGAAACCATGTTCGCTCAACGCATCGCAGCGTGGGCGGCATGGCAGGAAGACCGACGGACCTGAACGCCCATGGTGGCAGTTTCTGGCAAGGGTCACGTCTATGGCCCCAAGAAAGACAACAGCCCAGAAGCCCGGGCCCAGTGTTCATATGAAGCGGAACGGGCGCTCCACGAAAAAGTCAAACGTGAGCAGCGCGAGTTCCAGCTTGCGGTGGAGCAGGCCAAGTACCTGCCCAGAGATGTGCAGCGCCAGGCCGCATCTATCATAATGGCCGTGCTCACCCAGGGCCTGCGGTCCATACCGGACAACCTAGAGCGCAAGTTTGCGTTGCCCCCGTTGGCGTTGGACGCGATTACGAAAGCGATTGACGACGGGCTAAAAGAATGTTCTGAATCACTTCTGGCGCTGACGGATGGATGAACGCTTTGCCGTAATTGACCTGGCGTCCGCGTGGCCGGCTTTGGTTCCTCCAAACTCGATATCAGTCAGTCAGGGCGCGGCGAAATCTTTGGTGATCAAAAAGCCAGGCGGGGCGGGAGGCCCGTGGGATCCTGGCGAAACCCCGTACATGATTTGTCCTATGGACTTGCTGGCAAGCCGGTCTTTTAGCGCAGTCTGTTTTGTTGGGCCGTCCCAATCTGGTAAAACTATCGGTCTCGGCCTTGGGTGGATGACTCATGCCGTCATAAATGACCCAGGAGATTTCTTGGCGGTTCAGATGAACCAAGATAAATCTCGGGAATTTAGTAAGCAGGTTGTGGACCGAGGCATCCGGGACAGCCCCTTGCTGAAGGCGATGCGCACCGCGTCTTCGCGGGACGACAACACCCACGACAAACTTTTCCGTAACGGCATGTGGGTCCGTTTCGCCTGGCCCACTGTGGCCAACATGTCCAGCACCAGTTACCGATACACGTTCGGGACTGACTATGATCGGTGGCCGGACAACATTGACGGGGAAGGTGACGGTTTCGGGCTGATGGAACCGAGGACGCGCACTTTTATGAGCCGGGGCATGACTTGCGTGGAGTCCAGCCCGGGGCGCCCAATCGTTGACCCGAACTGGATCCAGTCGACTCCTCACGAAGCGCCACCGGTGGGTGGGATCCTGGGCATTTACAACCGCAGCGACCGCAGAAGGTTTTACTGGAAGTGCCCACACTGTGCGGAATGGTTTGAAGCCAAGCCGGGCCTTGACCTGTTCCGTTTGCCCCAGGAGGAAGAGATTCTGGAGACCATTCGGGACTTGGACATCGATGCGTTCTCTCGCCAGTACGCCATCGTAAAGTGTCCGAACAACGCATGCTTGATCACAGCAGACCAACGGGACGGGATGAACCGCGCCACCATGAATGGCCAAGGTGGCTGGCTGCAAGAAGGTCTGTCGGCGGACGGCATGGATCGCATCACCGGCACGCCCAAGGTTTCGAACATTGCGGGTTTTTGGTTGGGGGGCGTCCCGGCCACTTATCAAAAGTGGCCGGACCTCATTCAAAAGCACATGCAGGGTCTTCGAGAGTACGAGATGACCGGCGGGGAAGAGTCACTGAAGACGGCGGTCACTACCGGGCAGTGCATCCCGTTCATGCCCGCTCACTTGCGCGAAGCTGTCAGGGGCATGGCGGCGGGCCGGGCCACGGAGGACTTGCCTCGCTTCATCGTGCCTGACGAAGCCAGGTTCTTGGTGGCGTTCGTCGACATTCAAGGTGGCGCGAACGCTCGCTTTATTGTGCAAGTGCACGCGGTTGGGCCCCACAAAGAACAGTGGCTTGTTGACCGTTACTCTATTACTGAGTCGAACCGGGATGCGGGGGACGGCATTAAAGCCCCCGTGGACCCGGCATCCCACGGCGAGGATTGGGACTTGTTGACTGAAAAAGTTGTCAAATGCACCTACCGCACTACCGTTGCCGGGAGGGAACTACGGATGAAGTTGACTCTAGTCGACACGGGCGGCGAAGATGGGGTCACAGACAAGGCGTACGCTTGGGGGCGTAGGCTCCGTCAGTTAGGCCTGTTGCAGTCCCATGTCCGGCTGACGAGGGGGCACCCCGGAAAAGTGGACTGGTATTACCGAGAGACTTACGTCGGCGGCAAGCAGGGGCGAGGCGACATCCCCCTGTGGCTCCTAGCGCCTGACAAATTGAAAGACATGACGGCGGCGGGGCGTCGTCGCATCGCCCCGGGGCCCGGGTACTACCATTTTCCGACACCCAAGGGGCCCAAGAATCCAAACGGTTGGCTTACCGCCGCAGTCATGGAGGAACTAGACGCCGAGATCCGGTTGGCCGACGGCAAGTGGTCGCAGGTTAAGCCCCGCAATGAGATGGTCGACGGGTGCGCTAACATCCACGCGGGGATCATGATGCTGGGGTGCGACCGGCCCGGTTTTTGGGACAAGCCGCCACTGTGGGCGCTACCTCTTGACGCAGGCAATTCGGAGGTTGTCATGGCCGAGGAACGGCGGGCTGAGAAAGCCCTAAAGCCCAAGGACTACGGGCGAAGAGTGGCGCGGTCCTCGTACCTGGGGTAAACCGCGCCAGCGCGGTGTGAATTTCGCGGCGCGCGGAGGAAGATCCGCGAATATGGCCGTCACTCAAGCACAGATCGACGCACTGAACCAGGCTATCGCCGACGGCGTGCGCTCGGTCACGCTCCCTGGCGGGCAGACCACCATTTACGCCACGCTCCCCCATTTGATTGAGGCGAGGGACAACCTCCGGCAAGAGATTTTTGCCGAGGCGGCGGCTACCGGTACGGCCCAGCGCCGGGGTCGCATGACTTTGGCCAGCTACGGTGGCCGGGCATACTGACCTGACGGGCGCACGCCCGGCAGACGTTCGCGCGAAGTACGATGCTGGGGGCAACGGGCGTCGGGTCGCCTCGTGGCGCCCAAGCCAGGCGGGCCCTCGGACTATCGTGGACGGCACCGACAGGTTGCGCCACCGTGCCAGGGACGCAGTTCGCAACGACTGGGCCGCAGAGAGTGGCAACACCAAATGGGTCACGGCGCTGGTTGGCACCGGGATTGTTCCGCGCTGGGAAAACGAGCAGTACGACGTCGCCTGGGAGAAGTTTGCAGCCACTGCTGACGCGGACGGCGTGTTCGACGCCTACGGGCTTCAAACGCTCGGCGTCCGGGGGTGGTTAGACGGCGGCGAAGTTTTCTTGCGGCGCCGGTCGCGCCGTCTAGATTCCAGGCTCCCGGCACCCTTGCAAGTCCAAGTGCTGGAGTCTGAGATGTGCCCGATGTTCGATGCGGACACGCACCGTGGCATGGCGGCGGGCAATCGCATCCGGCAAGGTATTGAACTCAATCGGTACGACGAAGCCGCAGCGTACTGGATGTACCGAGAACATCCAGGGGACGGCAACACGCTTGCGGTTTCGAAAGAGAGCCTGGTTCGGGTGGCGGCTTCGGAGATATCCCATGTCTACGATCCGCGCCGCGCAGGCCAATTGCGCGGCGTGTCTCAGTTGGCCCCGGTGCTCTTGAGGTTGCGCAGCACCGCCGATTACGAAGACACTGTCCTTGAACGCCAGAAACTGGCCAACCTGTTTGTGTCGTTCGTCACGCGCCCGCTGCCGGTGGACTGGAAAGAAATGCAGCTGGACCCAGACACGGGCATGCCCAAGGTCTGGGACGACCTTGGGCGGGCGCTGAAAAGCCTAGAACCGGGGATCATGCAAGAACTGCTCCCGGGGGAAAACGTGTCCTTCGCCAATCCTCCAGAAGCGGGCACCACTTACAGCGATTACGTTCGCACGAACCTCATGGGGGTGGCAGCTGGCTTGGGCATGCCGTACGAGCTTCTTTCGGGGGACATCCGAAACGTGAGCGACCGGACGCTCCGCGTGCTAGTCAACGAGTTTCGGCGATTTGCAGAGCAAAGACAGTGGCAGGTTATTGTCCCTATGCTGTGCCAACCGATTGTTCGCTGGTGGGCAGAAGCGATGGTGTTGAGCGGCCAGGCCGCGCCGTCTGAGCTGGAAGCGCTGAAGTCACCGCAGCATTCGCCGCACGGGTGGGAATACATTCACCCGACTCAAGACGTCCAAGGAAAAATACTGGCCCGCGATGCTGGGTTCACGAGCACTTCCGACGTTATTGCAAAGACGGGGGAGTCCCCCCGGCGCATCTTGGCGCAAAAGAAACTGGACGTCGCGTCTGGCCAGACCCCCGCGCCGCCACCGGTGGCGGCCCCAAACAGGGCCTCGACGTGAACAATAGCGCAGCCGCGATCTCCCATCGCCGGGGTGCGACTTTTTCGTACTCCGGTTTGGTCAAACTCCCGGCGGGAGTCTGGTCCGCCGAGTGTGAGTTGAGGTCAACTGCGGGAATCCTGATTGACAATCTTGAGGTCACGCTCTCTGTGCTCCAGAATCCAGGGCCTGCTGCCGAAACTCACGCCATTACGGTGGCGCGGGCTGCGGGGCTGACGGGGGCTTGGCCGGTGGGGACGTCTGTCGGAGACATTCTTTTTGCCGACGGCGCAGGCGTAGTGCTGGCAACTGGCACTTTCACGGTAGCGATTGTCCGGGGGGTGACCAATGCCTATTGAAGTTCGAATTACTCTAGCCCCCACGTACGGGCTGTTTGTAACGTTTCAAGGCGGGAAACGTCCTTTGGTGTTTTCTCCAAAGGCCGCAGATGACCTGGTCATGACCCTGCTGCCTGCCTTAAAAGGGGCACCGGGCGCTGTAGGGGGCTCG